ACATTCTGCTTTACGGGCGCGGTGTGGCCAAGGTAATCTGGAACGAGGACAAGAAGAGGATTGACTTTGAAGCCATCGACCCCTTTCACATTATTGTCCCTTCTTATACGAAGGAGTTCAAGGACGCTGACTTCATCGTCCACATTCTGTCTGTCTCGGTGGACTCCTATAAGGCCAACCCGCTTTACAAGCAGGATGAGAATTTCATCAAAACCATCACCGGCAAGCCCAGTGATTCGGTCGGTCTACGTTCCGAGATTCAGGACGAAATCTACCGCCGTGAGGGTATCACCGACGAGGCTGACAATGATCGCATCATTCTTTGGGAAATGTACACTCCGTCTGATGAGGGATGGAAGGTCGAGACTTACAGCCCTCTTCAGGTCACGACCGACGTAAGAAAACCTTTCACCTTGCCGTACAAGCACGGCGAACCTCCCTTTGTCGATTTCCCGTATGAAATTACGGGTGGCGGTTGGTACAGTCCACGGGGAGTCGCAGAAATTCTCCTCCCCGGAGAGAATCTGCTCAATAAGCTCAAGAATAGCCTGAGCGATTACGTTGAACTTGCCAATCGCCCCGTTTTCGAGGCGCAGAACCCGATCTCGCTCAACACGGCGAACCTGAAGATGCAGCCCGGCCAGATCCTTCCCCAGGGTCTGAAACCAGTCCAGTTCAGCCAGCCCCCGTTCGACTTCCAGCGTTTGATGCTGGAGGAGCGGCTGATGGCCGAGCAGCGGATGGGCAATCCCGACTTTGGGGCTGGTTCCGCCTACCAGATGGGCGACCGCAAGACTGCCACCGAGATTTCCGCCATCCAGGGGCAGGCGGCAGCTTCCGGCGATTTGCGGAACCGTATCTTCCGAATGGGCTTGGCGCACCTCTTCAAGCAGTGCTGGTCGCTTTATACCCAGTACAACAAGAAGGATCTGATGTTCCGCTACGCCGAGGAAACCGGCGCGATGCCGCCCGAGGGTATCCATGAGGATTATTCGATTGAGCCGAAGGGTGGACTCGATTTTATCAACCGCCAGTTCTCGCTCCAGAAGGCGGTGGCTCGGATGCAGATGTTCAACGGTAATCCGTTTGTCAATCAGGGCGAACTGGTCAAGTCCGTCATCGAGCAGGACGATCCCAGCCTTGTGCGTCGGCTTTACCAAGATCCGCAGGCCGGAATGGGCAGCGAGGCCGAGGATCAGGCGACCGAGATTGCGACCATGCTTGCGACCGGCTTCCCCGTCCAGATCAAGCCCAGCGACGACCATAAGGCGCACATTCAGGTGTTGTTCCAGTTCAACCAAGCCGCCCAGCAGCGCGGCCAGCAGGTTGACCAGATTGCCATGCAGGCGCTCATGGCGCACCTGCAACAGCACTTGGCCGCCTTGGAGCAGGTTGATCCAAACACTTCCCGTGCTATACAGAAACAACTTCGCGACGCCGCCAAGCAGGAACAGAAGGCTGTTGAGCAACAGATGGCGCAGCAAGCACAACTCCAACCACAGGTAATATAAAATGTCACAGCGTCCCGGACCCAAGCCAACACCAAAGAAGCCGCTTCCCAAGCCGCCGCCCAAGCCCAAGCCTCAGCCGAAACCGACCCCCAGGCCGAATCCAGATATACCTCGGCCACCTCAACTTCCTCCACGGATTCCATTTCCAGATGATCGTGGCCCAGTTCCTCCGCCCCGTGGCCCACGGGGGCCAGCCGACCAACCGATTCCACTTCCTCCGAGGGGGCCAATCCCGCCTGGGGGTCAAAGAGGTCCAGCGGATGAACCGCTTCCCACGCCGATTCCAACCCCATCTGGTCCCAATAGAATTATATTAAACTTCGCTGGTGGACAGTATGGGGTAAGAAACGACGCAGAAGCCGAAAGAATTGCAAATAAATATGGACTTTCAATTACAAGAAGGCCACAAGACAATAGCGCAATTCCTAATTATATTTTAAGCGGTAATACAACTCAAGAAATTCTTGCAAACATTCAAAAGGAAGCTGGTATAGGCTTTGCGGAGCTAGATCAAGTTCAAAGAACCCAGCCGATTCGGCAAGATTACAACTCCGCAATGGCCCAGCAAACCTACAACAACCTCATGCAACAGCAGATGGCAAATGCGGCAGCGCAAGGTTCTGCATTTACACCCATTCAGCAACAACAGCCAGTCCGCCCTGCCGCCCAGCCCAACCAGCAGGCCATGCAGAATTATCAGAATCTTGTCGGCCAAGGTATCGCCAATATGCAGGCGATGGGCAGAATAACCCCGCCCGGACAGCTACCCAACCAACCCCAAAGAAAACCCTCGACATCCTCATTCCAGACGCCTAGACCGTTTGGATGAAGGTACCCGTAATGCGAGACGCCTTCCAGCAGGAAGGCTTGAGACGCCTGTGCAACTGGGCGAACGATAGGGGCGCAAAAGGCAAGGCCGTAGAAATCGGTGCCTATAGTGGCGAGGGGACAATGATCCTAGCCAACTATTTTGACGAGGTGCTTGCTGTCGATCCTTGGCTAAACGGCTACGACATTTACGACCGCGCCAGCCAGCAGACCCCAATGAAGTTTGTTTTTGCCAAGTTTTTGGAAAATACCAAGGAGCTTGGTAACGTGAATTACAACCAAAACAAAAGTCTGGATGCACTTGAAGCGGTTGAGGATGGTAGCTTAGACTTAGTCTATGTGGACGGCGACCATCGGTACGAGGCGGTTTTGGCGGACTTTAAGGGCTGGCTCCCGAAATTACGAGCCGGAGGTGTCATGGCTGGCCACGATTGGAGTATGCAGGATGTCAAGAAGGCTTTATCCGAGGTGTTTCTCGACAAGGAAGCCTTTATTTTCCAGGGTGACAGTTGGGCGTTAATACCATGAGAACCATCCGAGCTATTCTGGCTTTTCTGCGTAATCACCAGTGGGTAAACGAACCCGCATGGCTTGAGGAGGACGAAAAGGCGTGGACGTCGTTCCTTGGAACCCCCACCGGCAAGAAACTCAGCCTTATCTTACTCAATCTTACTTTGCGCCACAATGCCTCCGCAGTGATGAAAAATGGGGATAGACTTGCAGAGGCGTGCGGATGGGCTAAAGGTTATAGAGGTTGTGTGGCGACCCTAGAGTCGCTGGCAACCCAAAAACTAAACTCGGCCATCCCTGGCTACGGGGATGAGTCCGATGAACCAGTAGCAAACTAACCTCTTCGCCAGACTGACTCCCTGGCGGACAGTGTAAGAAAGGGTCAACATGGCCGATTCAATGGAACCGACCGAACTGGATATGCTCAAACTGGCGGCTGCCGCCGATGCAGGACTCGAAAGCGTCCCGCTCGACGAGCCGAAAGTCGAGGAAAAACAGGAGGCCGATTCAAGCGGAGATACCGTGCAGGAACCCGCGCCTGCGGAAGAAGCCCAAACCAAACAGGATGCTTCGAGTGAAGCACCCGCAACCGAGGAGAAATCCGAGGAAGCGAAAAGTTCTCTAACAACTGAATCTTCAGAAACCAAGTCGGAATCGGCTTCCGAGAAGAAGCCGTCCCGATATGAGAAGGCCAAGTCTCGTCTTGAGAAAGAGTGGGAAGATGTCCGAGCAGAGAAAGCAAGACTCAAAGCCGAACGGGAAGCCATCGAATCTGCCAAAGCGCAAAGGGAGGCTGCACAGCCTGGTCCTGAAACGCCGAAGGCAGGAAGTCGCAAGTATAGCCCGGAAGATTACCGGGAGGCGGCAAAGAGCTATCGTGAGGAAGGCCGCGACGATCTTGCAAAGCTTGCCGAACAGAAAGCCACTGAAATCGAGACGGAAGACCAGAAGCTTGCCCAGCAAAAAGTCCAAGAAGACCTGAAGCGGGCATGGGACGAAAACCTGTACCGCGAAGTTGAGGCCAATCCCGAATTGAAGGATTCCTCAACCAAGCTGTACAAGACCGTTTCCGAGATGCTTCAGAAGCACGCCATTCTCCGCAACTATCCCAACGGCATCAGCGATGCGGTGGCGATAGCCAAGGACAGGTTGAAAGCGGAGTCCGCTTCCGATTTGGAAAAGAGGGTTCAAGAGTATGAGCGAGAACTCGCTCAACTCAGAAAAGCTACGACTCCGGCCTCAGGCCAGCCGTCAGCGCCAGCGAAGCAAAAGGCGTTCCATGAACTGTCTCTTGCCGACCAGGAGAAGAAACTCCTTGAAATGGCGATGGAAGCTGACCGGGCCAACGTGTAGCATAAAGGATACTAAACAAAATGGTTACTACTGGTTCAGTCACGGCCCAGTTCCAGACCTACTTCAGCAAGCA